GCTGCATAAGGACGTCGCAGCCAAGGCCACCGCATCGGCCCTGAACAAGACCGTGGCCCAGGCCAAGCCTGCGATGTCACGCGAGATCAGGGCTGAGTTCAACCTGCCGGCAGCCAAGGTCAACGAGGCATTGCGCATCAACAAGGCCAGCGCCAAGGGTGGGCGCTTCAGCCTGGAGGCGTCCCTCGAATCACCGCGCAAGCGGGGCAGAAGCCTTAACCTGATCAACTTCCTGGAGAAGTCAGTCACGCTGGCACAAGGCAGGAAGCGCGGCAAGGATGGCACCCGCAACCAGTTGTTCGTGCAGATCAAACGCTCGGGCGGCAAGAAGCCGCTCGGCTCGGCCTTCATTGGCAACAAGGGCCGCACGATCTTCGTCCGTACGGGCAAGAGCCGCCTGCCCATCAAGGCCCTGCAGACCATCGATGTGGCCAGCATGTTCAACACCAAGCGCATCAATGCCAAGGTGATCGCGATGATCAACACAAAGTTCCCCGCCATCTTCGAGAACGAAGCCAAGTTCTTCACCGACCGATTCAACGCCAGGCGTGCAGCATGACCCAGGCCCCCCCCCTTGTTGGGTCCTTCCCGGGCCATCCCATATACGGGTCTAAAAGAGCGCGAAAAAGCGCTAGCGGCTGGGGTTTCCATTTGCTTGACACTTGCTTTACTGATTGATAAATAAATATAAAAATAATGAAAATAAATGATGTTTCTATAATATAATAACTACCAAGGGCAGGCAATACCGCAGGCCCAACAAGGAGAAAGAAATGACACAAGCATCTGAAATCTTGGCAGCAGCGCGCAACAGCTCCGAAGGCATGGAGTCTGCTGAAGAAGTGGCGAAATCTACAGATCAGGATTGGGCGAATGAAGCGACGATCTACACCTTTGAAGATGGCTCTGTGCTGGTGGCAAGCGGTCCACAGCTCAATGCTTATGCCGGCAAAATTTACCCACAGTACAAAGTCCAAGCCGACAAAGAAACAGGCGAGTGGCTTGGCGAAGCTGAATTTGTGGATTACGTTTCGCGCAGCGACTGGAATAAAAAAACAGATACTGATGACGCTCACTTCGACACATACGAAGAAAACGACCAGACTCGCGCAATTGAAGTGGTGTGGGCAGACTAAATGACCACCCCCGCCAAGCGCCCGCCCGCCGAGCGCGGGCAAGGCCGCAAAAGCGTGCAAGGCGCTGGCAAATCGCCAGTCCTGCAGCTTGTTGTGTCTGCAGAGTTAAAAGCCAAAGTGCTGCGCAACGGAGCCGACTGGGCGCGTGAAGTTTTGACCAAAGCAAAAGAGAAAGAGGCCGCAAAATGATGTCCGACATGTTCGAAGGTTTTGACCCCCAAGAAGTCGCCCGCGCCAGTCGCCAATTTGTGGCCGACAAGCGCCAGGCCGAAAAAGCCCGCGCCACCAAAAGCGCAAACCGCCACCACATGCGCCGCGCCACCTCCGAGGCCCACCTGTCTGAGCTGCTCCCAACCACTTTCACTGACGGCGAAAGCTGGCACGTCATGAGCCGGGGCGACATCGACAGCCTGAGCTACCTGCGCCACATCCTCAACGGCGTGAGCCACCTCGACCATGTACTGATGTCCACTTGGTGCATCGCCAAAAACGACCTGACTGAAATATCTGCATGGCTGGAAGCTGGCCGCATCGAGCAGTTCGACCTCTACGCAGGCGAGATTTTCCCCGGCAGCTACGGCGACGAATACGAGCAATTCACGAAGATGTGCGACGTCTATGGGTGCCGCCTGGTTGTCGCCAAAAATCACAGCAAAATCACTCTATGCTCGAATGCTGACACCAAACTTGTCGTTGAATCTAGCGCCAACGTCAACACCAACCCCCGAATCGAACAAAGCACCATCCACCACAACGCAGCCCTTCACGCCTTTTACCTGGAGTTTTTCAATGGTATCAAATCCATCGACAAAGCCTCAAAAACTCACTGAGTCCGGGCTCGCTCGGGACTTGGGCGTCTCGCGCCAGGCTGTGCACGAGTTGGTCAAGCGCGGAATCCTGAGCAAAGACAACGACGGAAAGATCGACGTCGAAATGGCAAAAATAGCCCTGATCGATCGCGTCCACCCATCCTCTAAAACCCTGGATGCCATCACGCCAACCAACACGACCGCCGCCGCAGCACCCCCACAGCCCACCACCGAAGGGGAATCTACAGAAATCACCAGCTACCACGTCGCCAAAACCCTGCGCGAAGCCGCCGAGGCCCAAATTGCTCGACTCAAGCTGGCAGAAATGCAGGGCAAATATCTAGAAAAAACCGAAGTCGATTCCGCCATCTTTGAAATCGCCCGCGCCATGCGCGACGGTCTGACCAATTGCGCGCGCCGCATCGCTGCCGACGTGGCCGCACTTACCAGCGCCGAGGACTGTGAAGCCATCATCGACCGCGAACACCGTGCCCTGCTCGACAGCATGACGCACCGCATCAGCAGCAAGCTGGGTGCCAGCACAGTGAGCGCAGCAGCATGACCCCCGGCATCGACATCGTCAACCCCGCCTTCGCGCGCGGCCTGATGCCTGACCCCAACATGCCGGTCGATCAATGGTCAGACGCCTACATGGTGATCCCCAAAGACAGCGGCGCGAACGAATACGGAAAGTACCGTACCAGCCGCACCCCGCACGCCCGCATGGTGATGCAAGCCCTGAGCGACCACCACCCGTGCAAGCGTGTGGCGCTCATGGGCGCTTCGCAAATGCTCAAGACCCAGGTGGGCCTCAATTGGTTCGCCGCCAGCGTGCACCAGTCCCCGGCCAACTTCCTGTGGATACTGCCCACAGGAAAACTGGCCAAGCGAACCAGCACCCGCATCAGCAAGACCATTGCCGCCGTGCCCGAGCTGGCCGAACGCGTGGCCGCACCCCGATCCCGCGATTCCGTAAACACCCTAGACACCAAGGAGTACATCGGCGGCTCGCTGTTCATCGTCACGGCGGGCGCAGCGGCCAACTTGTCCGAAGTACCGGCGCGCCGAGTGCTGTTCGATGAAGTTGACCGGGCCGAAGCCAACGTCAACGGCGAGGGTGACCCGGTGGCGCTGGCTGAAGCGCGTCAAACCACCTTTGAGCGCAACCGCAAGGCCTACTACCCCAGCTCGCCCACCATCACGGGTGAGAGCATCATCGAAAAACTCTACCTGCGCGGCACCCAGCACGAGGCGCTGGCCGACTGTGTGCACTGTGGACACGCCCAGCCTCTGGCCTTTGAGCGCCTGATCCTCTCCGATGATGGGCAAAACGCGATGTACCCGTGCAGTGAATGCGGGGCCTACATGGTCGAGACCGACAAAAGCAAGATGTTCGCGCGCGGCGCGTGGAGCGAAGGCGTGGCGGGCGACGGAGAAACCGTCAGCTTCACAATCAGCGGAATGTTCCTGCCCTACGGTTGGCTGCCGTGGATCGCACTGAAACGCGAATACGACAAAGCCAAGGCCAAGCTGGAGGAGGGCAGCGAAGAAAGCATGATTGCCTTCTACAACACCCGCCTAGCGCGCTGCTGGGAGCGGCAAAAAGAGCAAACCAAATACGACGAACTCATGGTCCGCGCCGAGGACTACAAACTTGGCCAAGTCCCGGCTGGCGGCCTGGTGCTAACTGCCGCCATTGACACCCAAAACGACCGGCTTGAACTCAAGGTTGTAGCCTGGGGCGAGGGCATGGAATGCTGGATCGTCGATTATCAAATCATCTCAGGATCACCCGCCGAAGACGCCACCTGGGAGCGTGCCGACGAGCTGCTCAAGACCCGCTACCGCCACGCCGGTGGCGAGATGATAGTGATCAGCGCCGCCTTTGTGGACTCAGGTGGGGCGCACACCCAAGACGTATACAACTTTGCCTACACAAGGAAAAGACGCTCAATCTTCGCCATCAAAGGTGCGTCCCGCCCCGACCGCCCCATCCTGAGCGCCAAGCCCACGATTGTGGACATCACTTGGCGCGGCAAAACTGAGCGCCAAGGCGCGCAACTCTGGTTCATCGGCACCGACACCGCCAAAGACTACCTCGCCAGCCGCTGGAAAAAAACCAGCGGCCCAGGCGCGGTGCACTTCAGCCAAGACCTGCGCGAGGACTACTACAAGCAGATCACCGCAGAATACCGAAGCCACATTTACAAGCGCGGGCGCAAGGTCAGCATATGGGAAAAAAAGCAGGCCGACCGCAATGAAGCGCTCGACCTGATGGTCTACAACCTCGCCGCCGCATACCACTTGGGCCTGCACAAAAAGACCGAAGGCCACTGGCAGCG